GGTGATATTCGTGGTAAGGCCCCAATGGGTCAGCGAACGGCAGAAGACGTTGATGAAGAAGAACTCGCTGAAAAGCAGTGGGGTGGAGCTCCAAAGACGAAGAAGCCTCCGGTTGAGGACGAGGTGGACGACTCAACTGATGCTCTTGAATATTTCAAGAAGCTCGCAGACGACTAATCCCGCGAGAGATAGCATCTCTCGTCCGACACCCCCGCCAGCTGCAGCTGGATCACGGGGGTGTTTCTTTTTACATATGCTGTGTTCTCCACACTGGTGTTGATTTTATCTGTTGAATAAATGTATTTTTATTCTTCACGGAAAAATCAATTAAACCATCATCTAGACTTTTTGGTTTACCTTGTGTTGCTTCTATTAGTTTATTATCAAAGAACGATTTAGAAGCATTTACCGCATTTGATTTTTTTGGATTAGAAAGTAATTGATTAGAATCATTCAATTCTTCATAATCTAATTGTTTCTTTGTACTTGGTGTAGTTTTAAGTACCATGTTCTTTTCTATTGCCTGAGAGGCATTTGCATCATTGGGATATGAATCTATTTTTTGACTTACATTTCCACCCTCTAGGAAGGTTTTAGAATCTGCCTTCATTGTTTGTGTGGAATTGTTAGATTTTATAGGAACAATCATTTCTGGATTTTTTTCTCCTGCTAGAATCATGGAAGGGCCCTTTACCATTCCACCTTCAGCAAAAGCAGGAATTAACATTTTGTTTTCTTTATTATTAACTATTGTTCTAGCTTGAATCTTATTGACCATTCTGGTTTTCATATCATTGAATGTCATATTTTTAATTTCAGTGATTGATTCCTTGTTAGTTGAATCTATTGTATAGTACATTTCTCTATTTGCGAAAGTAAAGTTTGGAGAAAATATTTGTTGTCTATTGTGTTCAATTACATTTTGATTCGTTGTAGTATTCGATTCGGAAGTTGTATTACCATCTACCACATTAGTATTTGAAGACTTGTTAACAATATTCTCCAGCACATTAGTATTTGAAGACTTGTTAACAATATTCTCCAGCACATTAGTATTTGAAGACTTGTTAACAATATTCTCCAGCACATTAGTATTTGAATATCTTGTATTAGAATTACTACTTGGTCTTATGAAATAATCAATTGAACTAAAATTGTTTTTGTAAACTTCCGATGTTTTGGGGTAGTAATTAGAGACATGATATGAACCAGAATCTGTTGAAAAATTATAAGGCTCTTGACTAATAAAAGTCATAGACGCTATATTCTTTTCTGTTATTTCTTTTTTAGATGTTTTAGTTGGTGATTGTTTTGTTATCACCTGTGGAGCATGAAATGTATTTTCAGAAGTTGTTATTGCAGGATTTAAGTAAAGAGGACTAACAGATGAAATAAAATTAGTACTAGTATTCAATATTGTTTCTAATGGTTTATCATTTTTTTTTAAGTTGATATTATATGTGTTATTCTTAGAAACATATTCTACACTTTTGTCATATACATCTTTATTTCCTGCTCCCTGCACGCTTACATTTATGTTTATATCTTTGGACTGACCTGTTGCAGTTTGAGGAGTGGTTGTTGGGGTGGGGATTGAGGCAGGAACTTCGCTCTGTATGCTTTCGGAATTGAACATAGAATTATCTGACAATTGAATGCTGCTAGAAAATACTTTTAGTAATTCTTCCCTTAGTCGTTCTATGTTCTTTTTATTTTTCATAACCTTCTTCCTCTAGAATTAAACGCTCTATTCATATTATTTTGATTAGCGATTCTATTGTTTTCGTTCTCAACATGCTGCCTCAGTAATTCAAGATATATGTCTTTTTCCCAAGGTATCATCGATTCTAACTCTGTCAAACTATAATTATAATGGTGCATTAGTTTGAAGTTTATGTCGAATAATGATCCTAGGCTTGTATGACTGAGGCCAACCCGAAAAAATCCTTTATCCCCCTTAATACTATTGATCTCTTTACTTTGTCTGAAGTTACATATGATACTGTTTTTTCTACTCTAGGCATTGATGAGAAGAATTCTATGATTTTATCAAATTGCTTCTTTGTCATGTTATCAATAAATTCTTTAAGTTCATCTGAACTCATTTTATCAGAGTCTATTCTTTCATCGTGAGTTTCTATGTAATCAATACACTTCAATGCGAGTTCATAAATGTCTGAAAGTTCCATAGTCTCTAGGTCATTTGAAATAAACAAAGACAATGATGGATACTTCATATGAATAATAACATCTTCTGATATTTTAATTTTGTTCGAATGATTCTTTCCTTTAATGATATCAAGATTATCTAAATCAATTTTTAGAGTTACCTTTTCTCCTGTTTCTGGGCATATCAAAATTGGAGTTGCATATTCTTGTACCGACTTTGATCTTAACTTTATGAACATATATTCAAGATCGAAGAGTGGTATTTTTGTTGCATCATCCACTCCATCGTAGCATGTTTCAACTACATTTGCTATTGCTTTGAGCATTTCCTTTTCTTGACCTGTTTCCTGCGCGATTAACAGTACCTTTTCTTCTTTAACAAAAAATGGTCTAAACCACACTTGTTTATTTGAAGAAGGAATTGTGTCTTGATATTTTGGTGTTTTTGATTTTAATAATTCAATCGGATTCATTTCATCTCCTAAAAGTTTTAATATCATTAGCTTATTGTTTCAAAATAATAGTCTCTATATGTGAATATAGTAACAAATGTTCCATATCCAGTAACACTAGAGTCTAGTGTTGTCGGGGTTATGGATAACGGATATGCATTTCTCATTACTAAAGTAGATGTTGGTTGTTTACTATCGTGTCTAAGACACTGTATAACAATTTGACCAGCATAATTTCCAAAGTCCAGAGTATAATCGGTATAAATGTCAGCAGACACATTGTTACTACCAGTGGCATCTGCGTTAGCAGATGCAGGCGCCGATTGACCAATACCCCCCTTGACACCCTGTCCTCCGTTGCCACTCTTAATATCGACAGATATAACTCTATCCATCCATTGTTCTATAAATGATCTTTCTGCCCAGTCCTGCATTATGATAAATGACATTGCACATTCACCATATTCTCTTTTTACTGGTATATTGAAATCAGGACCCCAAGGTGCATATTGAACCGTTTGAAAAGATCTAGCAGGTAATGCTATATTTTCGGGATAACAAAACATAGTTCCGTTTGGACCTACAAGCATGACTTTGTAGCGACTAATCTGCTGCAATCCTCCGTTAAAGGATAGGATTTTCTTTTTAAATTCTGGTTTAGTGTCGCCTGTTCTATTTAAATTCAAAATAGATCCTCCTCTGTTAATAATTTGAAGGATATGTTATTTTTTTGACAAAACTTTTTTGCAGATTCCCATTTTGCCTGATTTATAGCATATGTGATACTTTCATTTATAAGAGTTCGTTTAGTCTTTCTTCCTTTTTCTGGTTGTAATGTTTGCTTTTTGGGTTTTATTTCCACTATAGATGTACTGATCGTCCCATCTTTGTTTTTTGTTTCTACTATGAAATCTGGTATGTAATTATGGAGTGCATTATCCACAGGAGAAACATAAGGTATTTTAATAGATTCAAATGCCCATCTTATAACATTTTTATTGTTATCAAGATATTTACAAAATTTTCTTTCCCATAAGGATCTGCAAATTATATCTTTGCTGCCACCTATATATTTTGTGGGATTTTCTGGAATGTACTTTGTTTTATATGGCATATAGGTATTTATAAGGATAAAGTTTAAAAATGGCAATACATCTCGTATATCCAGCAGAACCAGAAATACAACGAATAATTCCTTTGTGGATGAAATTTTATTGTTACGAGTTTGCTGCAAATTATCAAACAAGAGCAAAAAATGTTATGGGCTCTTCTGCCCCATCATTTTCTAGTACAATATCTCTTGGTCTTGGAGCCATTCCGGGTATTTCTGATTTAGTTTCTTGGGGTGTTAACACAGTTCAGGGTGGAAGACTTTTGGGTAGTGTATTCGTGCCTGCGCCGCCAGAACTGAGTTTGTATGCTGATGCACAATATAACACAAGTATATCAGACCCAGAAGCTATGACCACAGCAAATCCAGCTGCAACTTTGGGGGGGTTCAATCCCCTTGCACCAATTGATGAAGCATTAGACCGAGTAAGTGAATTGCTAACAGGGGGTTTGATTCAATTAGACTTATCAGATGCTACATTTCAGGGAGTAAACAAAAGAGTATATACTTTTAAATTAATGATGCCCGCGTATACTTCTGCGGATGCGGCCGCAGCATCTGCTATTTGTAATTTCTTCCAAGCATATCAACTGCCAAATGTACAAACCCCCCTTATAGAGTCATTAACATTCCCAACCAAATCGTACCATCCTCCAATGTGGTCATTTGGTATTGGTCCTGGAAATAATAGTGCAACGGATCCTGATTGGTTGGGCGACACTCAACTTTCATTTCTCGATGGATTGACCGTAAATAAAACGGCATTTAAAAACAACTTCGGTATATCGAGTTCTGGAGGTTCAATCAAACCATTAGCACAATCTGCAACATTATCCTTCGTTGAGATTGAACCAGCATTCAGAGCTTCTGATAGATCTACTAATGGTGGTATACCTAGAGTTATTAATAGATCTACAGCGTTTGCAGGGGAAGACGGAGGAGTTTAATGTTATTCTTTCAGACAAATATAGATTATACATTTCAAAATGGTAAAACTGTAAATGTAGTAGATATATTTAAAAAGGTTTCGTTTTCTCAACAAACAATACAAGAACCATCTTTGTTTGATACTGTTTTGTTGTCAGAGGGAAGTACTCCTGAAAGAATCTCAACACAATATTATGGAACTCCAACTGCTTCTTGGGTGATTTTACTTGCAAATAATATTATAAATCCTAATTTAGAATGGCCTGTTGAGTATTCATACTTTTTAAACTATATCAATGAATACTATAAAGGATCTAGGTATTACATTTTTGATCTTCCAGAATTACAAGTAGGAGATGTTGTTGCTAAGGTAACTTCTTCTGGAACAGTGCTGGATACCAGCAATTACTCCTTTGTAAAAGAATGGGATCCTGTTACTAGAAGTTTTGTTGCATACGGTGGACTTGGAACTATATCCAATAACGATTCTGTTATATTTTTAAGAAACAGAGGAGATGGATTTGACACTGTTGCAAACAATATACAAATTCGCAAAAAGACAGAGAAAAACTATAATGGACTAAGTTATTTCTTTACTTCTGGAAATAGAGCACAAATAATAAGTCCATATAGAGTTGTAAACGACAGCACTCTAACCAACATCACAGCAGATCCAGCAGCAACAAGCACTGATGTTGGGGGAGGATATACTGATACTGATACGATCAGATATACTCTTCTTTACAAATACATAAATGGCGAGAGTCTTCCTGTAGAAACTAAATCAATAATAGAAAAAGAAAATGATTTAGAGTACAAGAGATACAAGATTAGAATACCCAAGAACAAAGTTCTTAGAGCTATTCTTGATGCGTACAATAGGGCATCAAAAGAGAAGCAGATAGGTAGAAGCGTAGAAGTCACTGTACTATGAGATAAATATTCATAATGTCTGAAACTAAAATTGCACAACAATTCCAAAGTCCGTTCGTATCTTTTCTACACCGAGTTAAAATTGAAAAGATTGAAAACTTTTTAAAGCCCAAATCTGAGTGGAAAGTTGTCAATTCATTTGACATTGTTACTCCAGAGAAAGTGGGAACTGGTGAGAGTAGACTATATGATATCAGAATAATTGAAAGTATAGATACTCCCTTTATACGAGGAACGCTTCAAGTTTTAGATAGAAATGACTGGATAGGACAAATGAATCTAAATGGTAGTGAAAGACTAACCATTGAATTTGCATTCATTGACAATCTTGATATAGTGAAAATGGAGTTTTTTGTTTATGGTGCAAAAATCATAAACAATTTCAGTAATGAAAATTCTGTAAGACTGATGGGAAATGAAAATGTCATAATATATGAACTTGAGTTCATGTCTGATGAAATTTTCAATAACACATTTGACAAGTCTGTTCTTGAATTTGATAAAGACTTTGTTGGATTGATTGCAAAGGGAACTGGTAAAGAAAGAAAAGACGGTAACTCAGAAGAAATACCAGGTTTAATCAATCAGTTAGCAACAAAACTTGGTCTTACCCCAATAGAAATAGAAGAAACAAAAAACGGAATATGGTTGAAGAGTGGAGAAATCAGTTTCCCCTCAACCTTACCACAAGGTCAAATAAATGCAACAGCATTGATGAACTACTTGACTCAATATGCGGTTTCAAAGAAAAATGTCAATGCGGTAAATTATTTCTTCTGGAAAGATAGAGATGGTTGGCACTTTAAAAGTGTTGAATCTATCTTGGAAAAGAATAAAGAAAAACCAACCGTTGAATTCGATCTCAACACTGACGATTTATTGAACAAATATAGAGTTTTGAACATCAGTGTTGTGTCTCAACATAATAACTTGGAGTTGTTCCAAAATAATGCTTTCATGTCTCATTATGTTAGAATAGATCCAGATTATAAAAATGTTTATTCTGATTTTTTAAGTAGTAAGGCGGGGTTTACTTATTCTATAGTTGATTACAATTATCATAGAGATTTCTCAAAAGTAAATCACATTGAAACCAATAAATTAATTTCTGATAATGTAGAAACTAACCCAGTTAAAGCTTCCAGAGTTGGTAAAAATAAAACACTAAAGGAAATACCGATTCCTGCAACTTTAAGTAGGGATAATGTCTTTAGTCATTATAACACTAACACATTTAATACCCCCTTTCAATTCAATATACACCACTCTGCTGATTTTGGATTTGGTTCAAGACCAGAGGAACCAGCATATATCTGGTGGGACTATTTGGATAGAGAAAATGATTCAAGGTGGTCAAATGTTGCATGGCAACCACAATTCGATATAACAGAACTAGAGATATCAAAACTTCATAAGATTTACAAATACATTCGGCAACCTCTAGAGGAAAAGAGAAAAGAATTTGTAAGACTGAAGAATCTAAAAAGAAAATGGGAAGTTTATAGATGTGTAGTATGTTGTTCTAAAACAATTCCAGGCGGACCAGAAGATATTAAATTATTAAATGATCCAAAGGTCATAAAGGATCCAGAAGAATACAAATTCTTATTTGGAGAAGATGGAATATTTTCAGAGATCAATCAAGAATATAAAATAGTTGCTGCTGGTTCATTTACCGACACTATAGATTATGATTCACAAAATGATAATATACAGCACGGTCTTACTTTAGCGGTAAACCTAGAAAAATTTAACTTTAATACTCCTTCCGGGATTACACCTCCAGCTGGAGTTGCAGGAGATGACTATAAACCAAATCAATGGTATTCATCTACAATAGGACAATTCTTTAATCTCAAGAGTAATATTTCAAATTACATTGATACTGTTCTACAGAGAGGGATTAATCAATACAATTACGAAATAGGACAGATAGACACAAAAATAGAAAATATAAGACTATTTTTGGATTCTGTCGATTCTTATATTACAGAAGCAAATAATTGGATAACAAGTAGACTTTTACCTTGTTGCGAACAACCAGAAAATACTACAACACCAATCAGCGGATCTTCCATATCCTCTTTAGTTGAATTTAGAAATGCACTTTTAGGTAATTCTGGATGTAGTGCCCCAGAACCCTGCTGCACTTGTCCAGACACATGCTTCTTCTGTGCATCAGATGGACAGTGGAAATGTGGTGGATCTTCGTGTGATGATGGTGGCAATGGCGGCGGCGGTGGTGGATCGGAGTGTACAGAAAGTCTAGGAAGACGATGTAAATTATTTTGTAATGATGTAGAAGAAGAATGTTTAAGCGTACCATGTAATTACTTTGGTGCAGCAGGATGCCAACCGTTATTACAATTTGGTGCTGCATATCAAACATGTGATCCTGCTAATAGAGTTGTTGTTGACGAACTAGTTCCTCCGGGAGAAGTTGGTTGCTCTAGTAGTCCAGATGGATGGGGAGCGTGTTGTGTAAATTGTGGTGATAATCAAGTAGACGATGAAATTCCATGCAAGTGTATTGGTAATTTATCATTCAGCGCGTGTGAAGAAAAAGGAATTGCACTAGGCGATCCAAACCGAGCAACATTCTTCAGAGAAAGAACATGCGCTCAAATCAATAACTGTGGTATAACTTTTGGTGGTGGTTATGATTTATGTCAAGAAGGCGCAACTGCATGTTTAAGACAAGGTTGTACAGATCCATTAACTGGTAGCGTATTTAGCAGAGAACCGGCATCATGTATTGGATTTAATTACGTTGATGGATTGGGAAATGTTCCATTAATTACTTTACCAGAAGGGGTTTGCATAAAGTGCAATAACTTCTCCACCAGTGCGTTGGATGTTGAATTTGACGATTCGAATTGCTGTAACTGTACTCTAGAACAAGCAACAACATATTCACCACTTCCTGAATGGGCATCTGCTTGCTCAAAACAAGCATTCATGAAATCTATTGCTCAGTATATTGGAACCGAAGGAAGATGGTACAACGACTATAGGTTCACTCCCGGTGGAGGAGCAGCATTTGCAGATATTGACGATTATATTGGGCCAAATGGAGATCCTGCAACTGTCAGAAGATGCTTAGATCAGGGAGACTGCTACAATACTCTTTGCTTCAATCCTCTTTATCTAGAGGTAGAAAAGAGAAGAGCAGAAGAAGAACTTAAAATACTAAATGCAGAAAAAGCATTACTAGTGTATTCAAGAAATATCTTCCAGCAGAACTTTATACAAAAGTTCCAAGAGAATTATAACAAGTGGTGGAATAGAAAGGCATTCTTTTATTCCGTTATGCCCGGTAAAAATGTATTCACCGATATCAGCACAGGTATAACTGGCAGCGTTATTGGTGGAAGAACTGGTCCTATTGAATATTCGGAAAAGTCCTTGATGAACATTAAATCTATCAAGAGAAAGACAATAAGAGGAAGTAGATATGAGCTTCTTGCTAAGAATAAAGGTATAACCGGAGCCGAAGTAGGAGAATGGTTATATGAATTTTTCTGGGAAAACACAAATAAACAAACTCAAGGAAATAAGCACCCATATTACTCACAGAAGTATCAAAGTCCATTTGTTTCTCAGAGACAACTATTCGTAAATTATTTGTACAATGAAGATTCAAACAAACTAAACAATTTCCCGTTTGCTTCTCCTTATGCTCCTATATGCACCGGCAATACATACGAGTATTCGGAAAAAGCATATTTGAGTATTCCTGAGCAACAAATGCAAGAAAATGGATTTGTTTCTCAGTTTACTAAGATATTCAGAACACAATTAGATTTAAATCTAACACAGTTGAGTCCTTTACAGTATCAACGATCATTTGATCTTTATGATATACAATTACAAAGTATACCAGCAAATCTAAAGAAAGAGCAATTGAGTTCTTATGTTAGAATAGAATTCAATAGTCCAATTGGTTTAGATAGAATCGTAGATTTCCCTAACGGATTCATCCGAGATGCAGGAACCGAATACTTCTTACCCTATCTCGTTTCTCTCACAGCAGGTCCTACAGGACGACAGACTATTAGAAACAATGTAGTTGTTATAGGAATGGATCCTTATGGGTTTGATGTTGCAGTAAAGAAGTCCAAAGTGATGGACGAGGAAACTGAGAAACAATATAGTTGGTGGAATGAGTATAGAAATCTAAACGATACTACTTTAACCAACAATGGCATGGATCTTTGGCCTGAAGTCGGTTTTGAAACGGCATATCCATATTATGCCGCTGATCCGAAGGGTTGGTGGTGGGATTCTGCTTGGTATCACGGGGAATCGGATGTAAAGTTGCTAGTAGGTAGCGATAGCAATAACTATGAATGGTATACCAGATCTGCGGACGTTGATCCTGAGTATAAAGAAAGTGCCCACGCAAGTGGATATCTACAGTATTCATATAGAAAGATAAAACCACATAGATCTTGGTGGTCTTTCCATATTCCAAAGAACATCTTTATACCACAGAAGTTATTCCATATGCTTTCTACTAAATTTGCAAAGATAGATGGCGAAAGCAGTGGTATATTGGGTGACATTTTTGCATATAAGTACAAAGACTACTACTGGTGGTATGGAGATGAAGTGGATAGATGGTTACGACTATCCAAAGAAGGTAAAGTATTTGTAGAGTCATATGGACTCAAATTATTAAGCGTTCTTTCTACTGAAGAGAACTTTGAAAATCCACTTGCAAATCATGCATTTGTACATTCAGATGATTCGGTTAATCAACTTCACCCAGGATTACAAAGTTATTTCAACGAAACGACAATGCATTGGATGTTTGGTGACTTCATGGTATATAAACCAAATCTAGTTGCTACCGATGTATGGAAATACGATTTAACTGGGGAAAGTACTTATGGAATGGTTTCTCCAAAAACCATGTCTCCGAATTACGATCTATTTGATGACAACTTCTCTGCACAATTCATAGTCTTCTCTCGACAAGTCGATCTTTGTAAACAATTTACATGCGCCAACCCAGAGGGAGAAGTGAGTAATATAGGATGTCCAGAAGATAATCCACTATGCAATTGTCCAGCACAGGAACACATTCCAGACGAACCAGAACCAACCTATCTAGAACTATACAAAGCATACAAAGAAATAAAGGAATGCGAACTGATCGAAGAACACCTCGGTGAAGATTATCTTGGGTGTGTTTGGAGCGATCCTGCAAATCCTTGCAGTTGTAATTGTCCTGAGATTGGTAAGAAGTTCCAAGAATATTTGGAATATACTAGAACCTATGCAACTTTCTGGGATACTCCCAAAAATACTCCACTTATCAGAAAAGCACTGATCTCTCAACTGTTCTCTCAAACTATAATGATTAATGTTACAGGGACATCAAAAGTTAAGATTGGTGATGTTGTGAAAATAAAACAACTAAACGCAGTAAATGTTCCTTTGGAAATTCCAGAAAAGAATCTACATGGGTATTGGATGGTTACAGGAGTCACAATTCAATTTAGAAAGGATTCTTCTCAATCCTTGTTACTTACTCTAACCAGAGATACCCTACCAAGAAGTCCAGATCTTACTGTTCAAAATTTGAATAGTATACTAGACAAGTTCGTTTAATATTAATAAATATCAGTATGGCACAGTACTTAAACAAAAATCTTTACGCCGATTTACCGTTCTTTTTTACTAGAAACGAGTTTACGGATGATATAAGTCTAAAGAAAGACGGAAATGCTATTGCATATTCTCTTCAGAACATAGTATTGACTAGAATTGGAGAAAGACCTTTCGATAATGACTTCGGAACTTCGATTTATGATGTGCTGTTTGAAAATATTGACAACGATGATGTAAGACTTACTAGGTACAAAATTGATATAATTAATACGATAACAACATACGAACCTAGAGTAATTGCTAATTCGGTAGACTTTAGACAAGATACATCAGATCCAAGACTAGTGCTTGTATCCATAGATTATACGGTACTACATACAAATAGTAAAAAAACATTAGTAGTAGGAATGGAGAGAACTAGGTAATGGCCACAAACCCAACAACTATATTAGGAAAATTAGACTTTGATGAAATAAAAGAAAGTCTGATAAACTACTTAAAAAGTCAATCCATAATCAAAGACTATAATTTTGAGGGTTCTGCTATTAGATCCTTGATCGATTTACTCGCATATAATACATTCTATTATGCATATTATATGAACATGGTTTCAAGTGAAATGTTCTTAGATTCCGCACAAAGAATAGATTCCATAATTTCACTAGCAAAGCCACTAGGATATACAGTTCCTGGCAGAAGATCAGCAAGAGCAAAAATTTTAATTACAGGGATAAACAGAGCAGATCTAACTACAATACCAGAATATCAGACATTTTTTGGTATAGATTCTGATGGTATTCAGTTTAATTTTGTAAATCTAGATCCATTCGTAGTTCAAGATAGCGATTCAGAAGTTGAAATTGCAGAAGGACAGTTAGTGGTAGATAGTGCTGCGTTACAGTCTTTTGATTTGAAAAAACAAAAGTATTACATTCTAAATGAGAATGTTGATATTTCTACAATACAAGTTAAAGTTAACAACGAAATATGGAAACTCGTTGGTAATATTGGTTCAAACTTTGAAGTCAATGATAATATCTACTTCATAGAAAGACTAAGTACCGGAGGATTTGTTATTCAGTTTGGACTACAAAATAGTCTAGGTACTGAGCTCACTGTGGATGACTCTTTAACTATACGTTATTTAATTTCAAACGGCAAAGTGGCAAACGGAATTTATCAGTTTACAGATTCTGCTTCAAACACATATAGAGAAGCACCAGAAGGAAATATTGACATTGGAGTTTCTTGTCCCAATTGCAATGAATCTACGGGTGGATTAGACGAACCAAATATTGATCTTATTAAGTTCCTAGCACCTAAATGGTTTGCTTCACAGGGAAGAGCTGTAACAAAAAGCGATTATTTAGGATTACTTCTTGAATCGAATTATATAAACGATCAAAATGATGTGGCAATTTATGGAGGAGATGAAGTATTTCCTCCAAAATATGGAAGATTGTTTGTCTCAGTAATTGACAATAATATAGATGCAGATGCAATAATCAATTACTTGCGAGAAAATTCAGTTGTTACAGTTCTTCCAGAATATGTAATTCCACAAATAGTTGACTATAAAGTAGACTTTAGTTTTATATACACTAAGCAAGCTCCAACCGAATTAGATAAGAGAATTGCTTTAAGAAATGTGAAGACTGCAATTCAAGAAAAAGTTGTATTAAATAAATTCAACAGCACATTTGATCCGTTTGTAATTTCAGAAGATTTAAATTCATCACTTACCAATATAGTTCTAAATGGAAACACATTCAAGATAACTTTATCATCTAGAGTTTTTCCAAACTTAGAAAATACAAGTGAACTTTCATTGAATGTAGGAAACCCTTTTGCATTTCCACCTTTAGGAGCAACAACTATAACCACACCATTTGTCATTTCAAGTGATACTGGTCCACAAACTGTAGTATTAAAAGTCATCACATCCCCAACGACTAGTTTCAATAACTTCATCCCACTCAGAGCATATAGTACAGTAAATAATAGAGAAATTAAAGACAGAGATTTTGGTAAGATTCAGATAAACACAGGAACCTTATATATTTCAAGTATATCCCAATCACCATTTACTGTAAATATTCCAATGAAGAATAATGTTTTAGAGTCTCACACGAATAACATTAACAATATTTTACTAGCAGATCCAGACATAGTACTACAATGAATTATTCATTCCTAGCAAGTCAATCATCAAGTTTAGCATCTCAAATAGATGCTTTTTTTGATTCTCTTGTTGAAAATGATGGATTTGATATTTCTTGTTCTAGTTTCTTAAGTATAGCAAAAAATACACCCCTTTGGATCGTTCACGAAAAATACAAGAAAGAACAAGAAGGGGAAGTTGTTCTTTCTATATTTGACTTTTTGCAAAAGTATTACGACTGGTTATATTGCGATGAATCAGAAGGTGCTCAATATTTTTTATCAAGAAAGTTGCTAGAACTTATTGATATAGAAACAACTAGATCTGAATACTATAAACGATTTGTAACAACATATGCAACAGGTCTTGAAGACGCTTTATATGATAAACAATTAAATGAAGCAGAAAAACTAAAGAAGTTCATTAAAAACATATCAAAGAATCTTTATCATAAAAAGACAACGGTTGAAGGTATAAAATACTTCTTTAGAATATTATTCCCTGAATTTAAGGAAGCTGATTTTTATGTTTACTACCCAAAACAAAACCTAATGCGTTTGAATGGTGGTAAATTTGCAAATAGTAAATTTAAATTTAAAGATGCAACTGGTTCATATGATGATACCAATCATCTAGGTGGAGGATATCTAAATGGTTCTGTTATGCAGGACTCAGATTGGTTTCAGGATTATTCCTATCTGTTGAAAACAGGTCTACCACTAAACGATTATCAAGTATCATATAAAAATATGATGCATCCAGCAGGATTAAAGGTAATCTTCGAAAAAACAATTGAAGATTACCCGGGTGTAGGAAATACAGAAATAGAATCATTGATATGCGAAAGACCAATACTTGGTAATTATTCAAGTTATCAATTAGGAGTGACTTACGATACTCAGATTGGAGTTGCTTCATATGCAGGAGCAACTTACTCTTTATACGGATTAACTTACTGTAACAACTGCGATCTTGCTGCTCCTTGGGGAATAACATATCCTTCTCATGTGTTTCCAAATTGGTCTGGATCTATAATTGGATATAGATTTGATGATATAAATATTTTGGATTTCTTTAACATGTGTTTCATTCAAGGATTTACTAGTCCAAATGCAGGACTAACTTGCGCCGACGGTTGTTTTTTGTCATAAGTTGAGGAAAACATGAACAAGGTAGTAGACTATATCAATAAAATAGGAAGAGTAAAGTATCCATATCTGTTTATCGGCAAAACGCAAAATACAGATAACAATGGTAATACTTCTAGGATGTTTATTGATGGATACAAAGACGCAGATCTGACTTACAAAGTAACTAGAAATGATGTTTCTGGAGTAATTGAAAATGTTCAATGGTCTAGATCAAAGATGTTTGTTCCTTGGATGGCAAATTTAACAGAAACACAAAAAAATTACTATGTGTATAATTCACAGAATCAGTTTGTATATCTTTGCATTTCCAATAACGTAGATAACAGATCAGATCTGACTGGTCAAGTTAGTACTATACGTCCAACACACACATCTGGAATTCAAACATACTCAGATGGATTCTCATGGCTTCCTGTTTATAAAATTACTCCAGGAATGCAAAAGTTTATATCTTCTAATTGGATACCAGTAATCAGTCTTGAAAATTTTGAAGAACCAACACAAGGAAACACTCCGTGGGAAAAGGCAAATTATTTCTGCAATTCTTCCCCCACTACTGAAGGATTCTGTGCTGTATATGTAAACAAAACAAAATCAATCCCAACTTCAAGTTCAACTTATGATTATTATTCTGCTGGTGATCTTTATACTACATTTGAAGGAACTTGCAGCGAATGCTATTTTTCCTTCAATGATAATTTAGATGATGATTATACTTCTGTATTCTATGAAAATCAAGCAGACATCGAACCATCAATCGAGGTTTTAGGAAAAATTGATTTAGTTGCAAGTCTAATAAGTCAAGGAAAGATACCAACAAATTCACCATATTATGCATTGTATCAGTCATGGTTAAAAAATGGAATAGAAGATGGTGGTGTTGTATCAGTTTTCATCGATCTTTCGGATATGTCTGAAACTGAACTTGTTACCAACGTAGAAAATCCATATATTAGAGTTATAAGTTCTACTGGTTCTGGTGCTGAAATTAGAATCAAAACATTCATTAATGAAAGCAAAAATTACCAAATCAAAGGAATAGAATTAATTTCACACGGTCAAGATTACAAAGATTTTCTTCTTGAAATGCAAAACTCTCCTGACTTTAATATTACAGAAGCAGATCTAATATCAAGAATAACAATAAATCTAGACAGATCCGATCTCTTAGGGTTAGATCCATCTCAGTTATTTAACTGCAAAAACATGATGACTCATGTTAGTTTTGGCAATCAAGAACTCAATGATATTGGTGTTGATTTCCCATCTTCTATTAATTTTTATAGTTTGATAGAAAATCCAACTAGAGTAGGTGACGACGATAATGAGGTTATTGCAGGAACACTAGATACTACAAAATATACAAAAGAAATAAAATCATATAGAACTTTATTTAAGGTTCTAAAAACTGGATTGGGATTCGGCGAAGAAGGAGCATTAGAAGCACACGACAAGGCAGAACCAGTTATTATGAAAAGACCTAACGAAACGACATTGACATCTGCATACATCAGGGATATAGATCCTACAAGCGACCCAACACACACTATTATTAAAATAACAGGAGATGTTAAATCGTCTATCGAAACCGCAACAAAACTAGTACTAGAAGACGGAACACTTTTAGTTGCAGATGAAGTAATAGTCCCTGATCATATCAAACAATTTACTGGGACATTGTTAAACGGTAAAATATTTGATACAAGAACTGCCAGAGATGTTTCTGGAAACGCAGCAATTACATTTAGCATCACAACCCCAATGAGTTAATTATGCCATCACCATTATCATCCAGTCCATATAATAGTAGAAACTTAGACTATCCAAAGTATTCATTCGTAGCATTTAAGCCAGGAACGCCGTTACAGGCTTCTGAATTAAATGAATTGCAAGAAAATGTGTTAATGCAATTAACACATACTAATAAATTTCTATACGACATCGCTGCTGGTGATACATATTCCACCACTTCATTTCTAGGTTCGTTTAATTTTCCAATATTAACCACTTTGAATGAAATAACTTTATCGTTAAGTGATTCTAACTTAACCATGAATATAGGAAGTTCTTGGATAAATGTTCCAATAAATGAACAATATAGAGTATGGACAAAACCATCCAATGTTTCATTAACACTACCAACCACTGGTGGGATAGTTTATTCTTCATACGAATCTTCTTTTATTGTATGCTCAAGTAATAGCGAAGACGAAGGATATATTTTTAATGATAATTCTGGGGGAGCTGATTCATCGTGTGGGGCCGATAGAATAAAAGTGTCTTCTTCTATTACATTAACTTCCGCTTCTGCTGTTCAACTTTTTACAATTCAAGCAATAACAGAATCAGATGAATATTTAATTACAGATAAATTAAATAGAACAAGAACAATTGTATTATGACAAATTTATATAAAAAAGCATTTAATAATAGAACTATTACTTGGGATTTCGAGGAGGGGGACGGACCTACAACAACAAATGTCTTTGGAGATTGTATATGTGAAACAGTAAATGGTCCTGCTAATCCAGAATCATTTCAAGATCATGTTGATCCACTATGGGATTTTTACACATATGCAAATGATTATTATGTAGAAGGTATATTAACACCATCCGTTGCTCCTAAAGCGGATTATATCAATCAAAAATATGCAACATATGTTACCGGACTAAATCCACAATGTTGGATCAATCGGTTATTTCCAAATGGAAACTCACCTACATTTTATCATTCCGTTTCTACTAGAGGTTATGGTGCTACTTATTTTACTCAAGGCTTTGGAGTTTTTGATAATATAACATGTAGAGGCGACATAAACGAAGATTGTTTTCCTGAACCCAGAAGTAACTATGAAAGATTTTTACATGAAGTACATTCAGTATGTGAAGGTGGCCTTGAAGGAGTTAGACGATCAATAGGTCAGTATGCTCCAACCGCTTCAGCAGTAACTGTTATTTCCCCAACACATGTTCTTTTATGTGGTCACTGTGTTGGTGGGGGACCAGAAAGAGAAGATTATGTTGTTTTATGGGATCCAACTACTCAAACTTTTGTTGGTAATTTAGTAAGAACAGTTGCAAAAGTAGAATCTGCTTCGTCTCAAGATTTTCATACTAGATTGTATTATGATAGAGATGTTAGAATAGCAAAAATAGTAGGTACAGGACGATTTCCAGTACATTACACCCATTACTTAAATCCATACTCATTCCAATCATATATTCGAACAACCGGACAACAAAACTCAAATGAAGATCTAGCAGTATTTCATTTGAATCAACAAGGGATATTTGCACTTGGATTATTGTCTTTCCAGAACTTAAACAACATAGTCGATAATGGAAGTAGTGTGTTTGGTTTAATACCAAATTTTAATGTTGGATTAAAATATGAAAAAATAAAAGAAATAATACAACCTGGATTTGCTAATGCGAAATCTGGTAGTAGTGGAACAAACTATATGTTCTACACTAAAGATGGAATAAATTTGTGGCCGGGTGGTGCATTTGCTGGACAATATATCAACGGCACGTGGAGAAGAATAAATAACAAATTTTTGGTAGATGAAGTCAATCAATATTTAAGAGCAGTAGGTGAACCAGAATTAATAGAATATACTAATTTTGATTTAGTTTATAAAATTAGTGATTTCATGGAACAACCAGAACCCCCAGAAAATCCACCAGAAGAACAAATAGGAATCTTAATTTCATCAGATGAAAATCCTAGTGCGTATAATCACGTTTTAAATATTTTTCCATATTCTAGTAGAAAACAAGATACTCAAGATAAAAACTATACTCAATTAGGATTTAAGCCGGGAATCTTGCTACAAGCAGCAGAATTAAATGAACTTCAGGAAAATATAGTTCTTCAGCAGACATTAACCCTTAGTCTTTCATATAATTGGCCAAAGTTTGGTAAAAAATATCAACATGAAAATGTTTTAGATTTTACAATTTATGAAACATTAAGTGGAAGGTTTGATGAAGTATATGAATTTCCAATTCCAAATTTAAATTATTGCGTACCACAAAACCCATCTTTAATAAAATCCGATGTTTTAGGAAATGCTATATTCATTACACTTTCTTCTGGATGGTATAATGTTCCAGTCAGAAACGAAAATATTTGGTGCTTTATGGAGAGTAAGACTATTTCTATTCCTTTAAGTGGAACAGTTGATACTAAAGTATATTTAACAATAAGTGAAGAAATAGTTCCATCATCATTTATACCAACAGAAGAAGGATATGATTTTAATGACAAGTCTAGTAAATTTTTAAATCCAATCACTGATGGAGCAGATAGAGTAAAAATCAACCTAGATATAACTACTTCCCCAGAAAATAATGCGGTTCCGATTCTAACCATAAGACGAGGGACAGATACAATAATAGGTTCAAATAGAATTTTAGTTCAAACAATGAATAAGTATAAAATTAATGATATAAATATCTAAAAGAATAAAAAACTATGCCATTTACCAGAGATCAACAAATTTCAAACCTTTCGCCAACAACCACATTTTATGATTGGTGGCAAAAAGAAAACGATGAAATTATCGAAAAATTAAACCAATTACGAGTCTTTAGTGCTACGGGTGGTGGTGGTATTTTTGCTGCTACTGACACGAATGGTCTTTTAACTATTAGTCTCGGTGGATCTCAAGGTGTTTCCCAAGGTATTACTTTCTCTGGTGATGTTCAATTTACTGGAAATACAATTTTACCGAACATTTCTTACAAAGTTACAGGTATCACTTCTGGTACTTCTGGATTTACTTTTGGTACTCCTGTTTGGGTAGATACGACTGCGACATCTGGATATAGTGCAGGAAATTGCACATCAGCAGACAGTTCTGAAATAGTAGGTTTAATTACTCAAAGAACCACAACTTACTCTACTATTACTGTATGCGGTAAAATTGATGGTGACTTTAGAAATACGGAAAGCACAGGAAATGATTTATCTGCTGGATGCATTTACTTCTTAGGAGATACTACAGGGAAGTTAAATGTTACAGAACCATCAACAGATGGATATGTTTCAAAACCGTTGCTAATGGGTTTGGGTGCGACTTCTGGTGTAGTTTTACCACTAAGAGGCCAATTACTTGATTCTAGTTCTGGTTCTGGTGGCAATACATATGGTTCAAATGACATATTTGTAGTTCTACCATCTGCAAGTTCTTCTGACTTTACTGTTGGTAAAGTTGTTTCGTACTTTCCAGATGAAACACTATTGGGTCAATATTTAACATCAGATCCTGCATCGAGAAGTCAATATGGTGGATTTTTCTTAAGTAGATCGGGATCAGTTAAAGAAGGAGCACAACCAAAATCTCCATTTACCAATGATAACGAAGAAGATGCTGTAGTTGGAACAGTTACACAGGCAACGAACGTTGGTGGTGGTAATTACCTGTATAGAATTACTACTTTTGGTGCTGTTCCTATAGATCTTGGTGACCCTGGTTATTTTTATCTTAGCAACAACTGGACATCATCTGCAACTCAATTAATTTACAATTCATCGGCAACATATGCAGGAAAATTATACGCAATTCAGTACGATGCTGGCAATCATACTATTGTAAATAGAAATCTTAAAGGATACGGAAGTCAGCAAGCAAGTTTCCTTCTTTCTGCTTCCACCTCAACAGGTTCAACTGCTGGTAGTCTAACAAAGAATCAACTTCTCAACGGCGACTACTCAATTTGGCAAAGAGAAGAAGGTAAACTTTCTGGATACACTGGACAGGAAAACTTAGTGTTTGCTGACATGTGGAGAAGAATTGATGGTATAACTGGTGCAACGGCAGGAACTAAGGATTTCCGAGTCGAAAGAAAAACCTTTGATGATTATCAGACCAGCATTGAAGGTAATCCAGAATACTACCTACAAGTAAAAGCACTAGCAGCAACATGTGGTGCGACAGCAGATTATATAACAATTGGTCATGTAATTCCTAGTGCAAAGGCATTCAACGATCAAGATGTAGTTCTAAGTTTCTACATGAAGTGTTCACACAACAGTTATTCTGTAGATCTTTATTATGCCAGATATAATAATGGAATACAAGCAGACAAGACTTTAATTGATACAGTAACTCCATCAACTAGCTGGCAAAGATTTGATGTCACGTTTACTATCACGGATCTTGCAGATCTACTAACAACAAGAGTAGATGATTATACTGAAGTTGGTTTTGATTTGATTCCACTTGTCAAAACTGCAATCAATAATGCAGTATCAATTTCTACGAATGTTTATGTTGACATTGCTTCTGTTTGCCTTTTCCCTGGCGATAAACTGTTCGCTCCTCATACACACGAAGAGTTTTCAAATAGATTAAATGAGTGCAGAAGATATTATTTCTCCTCATATGATCTAGAACAGTATGCTGGCAAAGCGGTTCTCTTTGATGGTGGCGATATTTTAGGAACACCAAACCACACATACTTTCCACTAAATGATTGCAACTTTACAAAGTGGACTGTTCCTATGCGAGACGATCCAACTGTTACAATTTACTCTCCATATTCTGGACAGCAAAATGATGCATATAATTTTGATGCAGGAAGAGATTGTAGATTAACAAGTGGAACATTCGGATATAACGGAGCAAATAGAGTTGCGATAAACAATACAGCAACTACCTCAATAGAATCAAACAAAAATGGTGTAAAGGTATGTGTTACACAAGGTAGAGTAATTTATGATAAGTTGTTCTACCATATAATAGCAGACGCAGATTATCCTCTACCATCATAATAGGAGTTAAATATGCCGTGTGGAAGCAGTTCAAATATCAATGTTTCTAAAACTTTCGTTGAAGTAAATCCTGCTGCGTTTGCAAGTAGTAGATTTGTTGTTACTATTCCAAGCGGAAGTTATGCAGCAGGAATTACTGGTGGTGATGTAATCTATTATGGTGTCACTTTTGGTGAATACAGAAAAGCAAAAGCAGACGATCCAGTAAGTTCAGAAGTTTTTGGTATTGTGGAATCTAGAAATTTCATAAGTGGAAGCATCGATGTTGTTACACAAGGATCCATTAACTTTCCATCAACTGGATTTACGGCAACGGCGGCCGGGGGTGGTGCTGGTGGACTAGACGTTTATTTCTTGAGTGATACTGATGCAGGAAAAATTCAACCTCTTGCTCCAACTGAAGTTGGACATATAGTAAAACCAGTATATCAAGTAGGAGAACATGGTGGATCATATACTGGTCTTGTAACAAACTATATTGGTTATAATATAGGAACAGAAGTAGAAACTACTATTGGTGGGTTTTCTAGTGGAGTCGGTAGTTTAGTCTTTACTTTTGGTGAGATAGATGATCCTTCATATGTTTGTATTTCAAAAGTTTCGAATGAATTTCCAGGTCGTACAAAAATATTACCATTAACTTCAGAATATATTCCTTTGTTTGAAAAAATTGGAATACAATTCGGATTTATTTATCGCATACAATTGAAGTTACAAAATGCATCTGAAGTTTTGACTAGATCTGCCATTGTAGCAGCATCTGGAGATCCATATGGCGGATATGGGGGGATAGGGTATTATACAACTGCAACATCTTCTGCTGCTGGTAATTCGTTGTTGGATTCATTAACTTTTGACTTAAATGATATTACATCTTACCAAGGAAAATATGCACCATCAATTTATGGTAGAAGAGTAATTGGTAGTAATAGAGATGGAAAGTTAAATTATGTTTATAGTTCAGAAAACAATCCATTTAATATAACAAATGATGCACAAAGAACATCAGCACTTTTAAGGGGATCTTGGACTAATCCTCAGCAACAAACAAACTGGTGGAGCGTCGTAGAACAAACTCCAGATTTTGATGATGAAAATTATTTTTATCTTTATACCACTGGATATGGTCTAGAACCCCTTACAATTGGAGAGTCACCATATCAAATAATAGATGGAAAGTATTACCTAAATGATTTATCGGTATATGCTCCGTCCTATAACAATGGACTAACAGATCCTACAAATAGTCCATATAGATTCTACTTTGACACATTGGCAAATTCATATGCAGGAACAAATGGATCACAATTACCAAGCGATATAGTTTTAGCAACTAGAGCAGAAATTGTTGGATTCGCATTACCGCTCATAGATGTTTCTACATCTCATGATCCGAATATTCAATTATTACCAATTCAAGTATTACAGGCCGACGACACGGCCGGCAATGCAACATATGCTTTCAATCCAATTCCATTAACTCAATACGGTAGATATGATCTAAATGTATACATGAAAGTAAAGGATACTGGTATGTCTTCATATCTACCAAGATCAGTTGCAATCGAAGATACACTTGAAGTTCCAACATTAAAATATGGAGCAGAGAAAATTGATCTAGAAACAAAGATAGATAGTCTTATATCTCGTCTTGTAAATATTGAGAACAGATTAAGAATACCCCCACCATAATATTAACATGGCATATGGAAGCAGTCCTGTAAGAAGAACAACAATCACCCAACTTGTGGGCCTCACTGGGCCCACAGGTAACGCTGGTCCTATAGGACCAAGAGGTGCAACTGGTGTTACAGGACTAGGAAATACTGGTAATACTGGATTCAGTCTAAACGGTATAACTTTAATTAATAATAGACTGATTTCTCAGTTTACTGATCAAAATTTTCAATCACAAGAAATAAAAGGACTTACTGGAAATTATCATCTTCATTTAGATGGTATTTCTCTGAGTTATACTCAACCCAATTTTTTAAAGTCAGTAAACGAGGGAGTAACATATACAGATCCAGTATCTGGAGATGAATATTCTGCTACTGATGTTTTTAATTTTAGAAACATTAAAACCACAACTCCAGATTCAATTACAATTGAAACTTCATCAGATGGAAAAACAATAAATGTAAAATATAATCTGATCGATATTTCTGCGTTGCAGATTGATGGTGGACCTATTAATGCACTCATCAAAAACAATCCAGGAAATATTGCTACTGGATATACTGGTTCAACCTATGATGCGGTTAATAAAACAACAGACTTTGTTGCTAGTAATGTTTATGAAAAAGTAAAAGTAGTAAATGCTGCATTTAGAAGTTCTTCTACCATTCAGGTCTGGTTAATAGATGCAAATAAAACTGGTGACTTTGCCAATGTATTTTATCTTGGTGGACAAAAGAACAATGCATCAGAAACATGGATAATTGTAAAAACTCCAACCAATACAGATTACACACATGCAGTTAATATAATTGCACCAGCAATAACTGTAGAGGATAAACCTGTAAGATTTTACTATACAAGTTCCTCTCTTTCTGCAAACATGAGTGTAGATCTTCTTTCTCCTGTAATCTGGCCTCTAGGAGATGTTCCGTGTTTTAGCGGAAACTACGATCTGTTTAATATGATTTCAATAGGTGGTCAGTGGTATGGATATGTGACATCTTATAATAGAACAATAAGTCCTTCTGGTATATCAACTCCTGGTCAAACATATGATAATGTTGAGAATCGTAGCACTTTGTATTCTTGCTACCCTTCCTCTATACTGCCCAGATCATTGTTGATTCAGGGAGTAACATTTGGACTCTGTTGCGATGAAAACTGTGGTTACACTTATACCACTAATGTTCTTTGTAATGGACCGTTTACTGCTGGACTTACATATCAAGCAGGACTAACTTTATGTGATGCACTTGGTGCGTGTTGTTTGTTTACACAAGATTCTAAATCAATTGGGTGCAATGAACTAACATACTGCGATTGTGCAACCATAGCATCAGAGTCCGATTTGATTTACAAATGGACTAAGTTTAGTGGTTTAAAACAAACTTGCTTAGATTTTAACTGCAATAATAAACTTCTAAAAATAGGTGCATGTTGCGATGGATCTGGTTCATGTATAGAAACCACCGATGAACTATGCTCTGGTTATTGGCAAGGAGCAGGAGTTAAATGTGAAACCTCTGATGGATTAAATGTATGCTACTATGGATTTGGTGCATGTTGTGATTCTGGTGTTACTTGCGAAAATAATATCAGCGGAGAAACATGTTTTAATTCAGATAAAACTTACTTTGGGGATACTTCAACTTGCAACACCATAGAATGTTCAAGAGAACACATCCCTTGTCTTTCTGTTGTTCCAAACGTAACACTTAACATTGGCGACGAATATGCAGATGGAATTGTTGCAGGAATATTCAATCCAAATGGTTCTGTTTGTGTTGGATCTCCTATCTTTGCGAATGGAGACAAGTCTTCGTATGCAATTCTTACAAACAGTGGAGATGCAACTGTAGCAAATTCATTTCAATCACGATACGACTTTAGTGGTTATGGATTTACTGCTCTGAATAATTTATGTGACATGGATCATGACTCATATATCATGATTGTCTCCAAGACACCAATTATATTAAATGAAAATGATGATGTAGTAACTACCTCAACAAAGTATTCAAAGACTCAGTTTGTATGGAACTCTGGTGGCAATTCGTGGGGCCCTCTTCTACGAGCAAACTCACTAGTAATAGATGATCCAGACTTTGATGATCTTGATTTGTTTGAAGGTTACATTTACAATGCAGGATTTACTGCAAGTCAAAATGTTCTTGGAATAAATTCATTCCCCTCTTGTAATCTGATAAGAGCAGTTAACGATCAAGAAGAATGGGTAAACGCAAGACTCAATACATCATTCAACGGTAAGTGGTATAGAAATTATGGATTCTTAAATACAACCAGAATGATAAATGCAGAATTCATTCACTATGCAGGATTAACTGCTACTGGGGTGGATGATGGTTCATATGCTCCAAGAATAGACACAGAATTTGTTTCTGCTGCAAGAGCAATCTCTCTGTATAATGAAGCACTACCAGAAACAAATGAAATGATTTCAGACTGGTTTATTCCAAGTCATGATGAGTTAGCATTCTTGGCAAGACTATGTGTTAATTACGAATCAACACCAAACTTTATAACGTCCGACACTAACAATTATAATCTCAATCTTCTATTATTAGAAAAAGGTCATGCTGCAATAGAAGGGTGGCACTGGTCATCTACTGGATCCTTTACCGATGGTTCTAATGAGTATATTTTAAACCACCCACAAGGACTTACTCACGGTACATCATCTTGGGCAATCAACTTTGATGTAGATGGTAATAGTAATAGTTTTGTGGTAGCAAAGAAAAATAGAACATCAAATTATTATAAAATCCGTCCAATTAAAATGATACGATGTGACGGAAGATACTATTCTCTTAACAATGAAAACAATAAATATTGGCGTCTAAACACAATAGATAAGAGACTGGTACAATAATGATTGGAAGCACAGTAATAACATATACCAAACTTCTAGGCCCATCTGGTGGATTCACAGGTCCAACTGGTCCTACTGGTCCTACAGGTCCAACTGGTGCTACTGGGCCCACTGTAACAGGTAATACTGGTAATACGGGTACTGGCGTAACCGGAATTAATTATCTGTCTTCTGGATCTATTTTTGTATTTTTGGGAAATGGTAATACATCAGGTATTTTAAATTTCACGGGTGCAACAGGATCTACTAATGATGACTCCATAATAGCATTTGTTGCACCCGATATAGTATTAGGTTCTTCAAATATTGCTAGCATACTTGCTAGCACCAAGGGGCCTAATCAAAATTATTATCAAGCAAACTATCTTGATACTGTTGAATTTAAATCTATAAATTTTACAAGTGAAACGAATGCAATCATAGGTGTATCCAGCGATTCAAATTTAATCTATGTTGTAGGTAAAGAATTTGATGAAATAGTTTCATTTAGACCAATAGGAAATATTGGTGAAATTCTTTATCAATATGAAGCAAATAAAGGTAGAGGTGGAAGAGAAACTTTCTATAATGACACTGCTCATACAGTTTCATTCCCAATGAATACTGAGCGACATTGGATTGATTCAACAAATAGTAATTTTGAATTAAGTTCTAACTTTTCTTCTTTAGGTCCATATACTTTCAATACATCTGGATCAACTGGTATTCATCAAACTAGATTTGATGTAAACTTAGTCGAGGGATACTATAGAATAAATCATATTGATGCTTCTTATACTAATTTAGCAGGAGAAGCTTCAACATATCAGGGCAATATCGAAATACAAGAAAGAGCATTTTTTGGTACAACTTTATCTAATGCATTAGATTATAAGTTCCCAACACTTTCTTGGGACAAAATTTCAAATGAACAAGCGTTAGACGATTATAATGGAGAATTAGTATCTACCAATCTAGCAACAACTCCAAGAGTGGAAGATATTGGTTCATGTTGTCTTTGCACTTCAGAAAACCCAACAGATAAAACATGTGAAGACTATGTTAACAAATACTATTGTGAATCAATTGGTGGATTGTTTAGCAATAGATCTTGTTTAGAAAGAATAGGTGCTGGAGAT